TCTTCCGAACAGGCGCTGTACGGTCTCCGTCTCGTAGATACGGATCGCGGTCCAGATGATAGTGAATACGGCGGCTACCGCCGGGAGTATATCTACTATAGTCCCCAACACTGTTAGTACGGACAGTGCGTCTATAGCATATTTCGCGGTCTCGTCATGGTCTGTCATGTCAGCAGTTCCACGCTCGCAGAGATTTGTTGATCCGACTGTTCGGGTCGCGCGCCGTCTTCTCAGACGTGAGCTTCTTCTTCATGCCGGTCATCCGGGCACAGAATGACTTCTTGCGCGGGCCACCTTCAGGCTGCGGGGGCTTCAGACCGGGCTTGCCGGGGTTGGCCTTGTTGTAGGAGGCACGACCTTTGGCGTTGAGACCGCCTTTCTCAGACTTGCCTTCCTTGCGGGTCCATGCCGGTGTCTTGGCCATCACCGATTCCTATAGCTACCGTAGCCTGTACCGGTACGGTTGATGAGCTTGGACTCCTTGGCTTCCTCGCCCTGCATACGGTTGCCGCGTGCGACGGCCTTCGCGGGATCAAGGATCGCCTTGGCCGCAGGAGTGTTCTGCGCCTTCGCCATGTCGCGTGCGGCTGTAGCCTTGCGGGCTTCCTCAAGATCAATACGGATGGGGTACTGAGGCATGGTTAATTCCTTTATCGTTATGCGATTCTTTGCGCGACAACAATAGCCGGAGGAGTAGCCGGAATAGCCGGGGTCACACCGGGATTAGCGGCAACCGCCGCGCGATAATGCAACGCGACGCTGATGTTCTCTGGACACCAATATATCTCGATGTACTGCCCAGCAGTCACAGTCTCAAAAATCTCATAGGCGACCAGATTAGTGCCGCCATCTCCGTCTTTAGGGATCACTACACGCCCATTGGTGTTGGCGATGTTGGTACCGTTTTTGGCGAACCAGATATCTACATACCTATCAACCAACCCGGAGTTATCAAACTGAAGGCTAGCGTTGATCCGGTAGGTGCCTGCCGCAGCAAATGTAATGCGGCTGTTACTGACCACCGTGATACCAGCGCCGACAACAGCAGCCGTCGCAAACTTAACCGCAGTAGCCGCTGTTGCACTGCCAGTTTGGTCTGACGTACCTGCGTCGTAGAACGATGCGTATGCCTGATCTGTAATCGCGTTGAACGAGAGCGTAACTCCCGAGATCGCGCCGCCTGTGATCGAGACACTGTTCGAGTTCTGGGTGGCCATGGTGCCGAGGCCGAGATTGGTTCGGGCAGTCGCGGCATCCGACGCTCCTGTGCCGCCATCTGCGACAGCGAGATCAGTGATACCCGTGATCGTCCCGCCCGTAATGGCAGCCTTGGCGATAGCAACTGAGGCAGTGCCACCGGGGGACAGAATCAGGTTACCCGTATCCAGCGTGGTAATCGTGTTGCCGTTAAACTGGATGTCGCCAACCGACGCAGAGATCGTGCCTAGCTTCATAGCCGTGGCGACACCTGTGCCGCTGTAGACCGTCTGCTCGGTCGCAGCAGGACCACCGCTGATGTGCAGCAACTGACCAAACGTGCTGTTGATCGTCGTCCCAGTCAGGTTAGTCGGCATGTTCGTATCCTGTGTTGATGGGGGCACGAGGCCCCCATCGTATTAGACCGTCGCGCTGAACGGTGTGACTTCGACACCCGTGCCGATGATGTTGCCATGCACAGCGTACAGGTTGGTCCCCACGTCGATGAGCGTCAGGATACCACCAGCGATACCGCCAGAGGTAGTGCCATTCATCGTGATCGTGTCGCTCGCCGCCACCGTGGCGAACTCAGTGCCGGTGCCAGCAGCCTGATCGGTCACATAGACCGAACCCGACATCACATCGGTGCTGTCAGCCACCTTGACGATGTTGTTGTTCGACGTGACAGTTGTGCCGGTGGTGAACCGGAACATAGCACCCGAGCCAACGGCTGCGGGAAGGGTAACCGTAACACCTGCCGCACGGTTGAGGATGATAACCTTCTGGTCATGATCCGCGACCGTGACCGCCAGAGTGGCAGCAGAAGCCGTCACAAGGCGGGTTGACGTATCGGCAGCAGCGTTAATCTCGGCAGCAGTCGCCAGAATGGCAGTGCCACCAACGGACGGCGTAACGAGGTTGAGGCTGTACGCGGTACCGCCCTGAATCGTTACATTGTCCTGCGTAATACCGCGATAGACACCCATATTAACCTCCTAGGTAGGAGGGGCTGCTTTCCGACTGGGAACCCCCAATCCTGCCAGCAGCCCCAAACCGATCAGTTGCAGTCTGCGACGACAGCCCACGCCTTCACAACAGCATTGGTCGGAACCGCAGTGTTGAGGAGAAGGTCGATGGTATCCGCCGACTTGATGATCGTCGCGTTGGCGAGGTTGTCCGAGTCCATCGCCACTACGTTCGACGCAGCGTCGTCGCAGTAGATGTTGGCAGCGGCAGGCGAACCACCGGTATAACCAAAGTCGAAGGTCGCCGTGGTGTTGACCGTTTCCGCCGTGACGATGTTAAGGCCAGCGGCGAGGACAACCGAGTACGCAGGAAGCTGGATGACCTGAAGCGTATCGGTAGCAGCCAGCGCAGTTGCACCGGCAGCCAGACGGGCGGCGATGATGGCAGCAAAGTCGAGCGTGACTTCGATCTTGCAGACCGGCGGGTTGTTGGCCGGGTACGTGGCGGTACCCTTGTTGAAGCCAAGCGAATCAGTGTAGGCAGCCATGGTATTAACCTTTCATACTAGACAGGGGACCGAAGCCCCCCATCATCAGAACTGGATGACAGCAGTCGAGAGAGCTTCGGGCTTGATGACCTTGTAGCCATAGACCTGAAGACCGCGAATGATGTTACCAAACGTCGTTTCCGAGCGGATGGTTTCCATGTTCGTCATCTGCGAGGCGAAGGTGAAGCCCATCTTGTGGCCCGAGATGATGTTGTACTTCCCCGACGAGACAAACAGGTTGTGGCTGACGTAGATGGTGAAGCGATCAACCATGCCGAGGCGTCCGTTGCGGATCACCGACATGCTGTCACCGGTCAGCGAAGCATCCTTCAGTTCCGACTTCTTGATCAGACCGGCCATCTTGGCGGGAATGACGAGGAAGCGGTCGGCTTCCGGAGCGTTCGCTTCGTCCAGCACGGTGCCCATATCGACGATCAGATCGATCACCGAGGTGGTGCCGCCAGCGCCGTCCTTGGTCACGGTCAGGGGCGAACCCGTGGTGCCGAGGTTGAACGAAGCCGACTGCTCACCAGCGGTGGCACCCTTGTTGAACGTACCGATACCCGGCAGGATATCGGTCAGGACGCGCTGGTCGATCTTGATCTTCATACGCTCGGAAGCGTCCTTCGACCAAGTGTCCATCAGGTTGATGTCCGACTGAACCTTATCCACGTCGTCCTCGACGCAGGCAAAGTATTCACCCTTGTCGATCACGAGCTGAATCTTCGGCTTGTCGGGGTTATCGACCGTCAGTGCCTGACCCTTGACGTAGTCGCGGATGCTGATTTCCGGAGTCGTGCGGATGTTGACGGTGTCGCCGTACTGGCGGATTTCGCCCTCGTAGTCGGTGTTCGAGATCGCCGCGAGCACAGTGGCATCGTAGAAATTCTCGATGAGCTTACCCGACCAGATTTCGGGGATGAAGTTGCCCGAGTAGTTCGGGGCACCGGGGGAGACGGGATACGACATATGTTAGTCCTTCTAATCAAGCGTTCACAACAATGCGACCTTCGCGTTGCGCCGCAAAGATATCGCGTTCGATACGATCCCGCTCCGGCTCACGACCCTTGTACTTACCTGACCGGACTTCATTGAAAAACTTCTTGATGTCATCCGGCGAGTAGGTCTTGGGCTGCTTAGACGCCGATGACGCAACGCCGCGCGAGCGGCCCGGAGTCACCTGCTTCTCAAGCTCGTTAGAGCCAGCGGGGGTGGATTGAGCAACAGAGGCTTGTCCAGTAGACTCAAGCCAAGTCCGGAAGAACGCGCTAACCCGATGAGCATCGAGCGAACGCTGGGCTTCCTCAAGGTACGTCTGACGGGCCATGCCGGTCAGAGGGTCAACATCGAGCAACCAATTCTGGAAGCCCTCGTTGTCGTTGACCTCACGCCAATTCGGAACAAACATCGTCAGATCGGACCAGAACTGCTGCTCTGCCGAAACCTGCTGGCGCTGGGCGACAGCCTGTACCTGCGGGACAACATTTGCCTGCATCTGCTGGAGGAGACTTTCGATCTGAGCAAGGCGTTGTGCCACGGGGATAAGCTCCTCACGGCTGACCTTACGCATCACGTCAATCGACTCACCGTACTCATCGACCTCTTGGTCAGACACCAGCCGCTGGGGCTGTTCCTGTGCCTGTTCCGTGCGGCTCTGAGTAGCAGTCTGCTGTGCTGACAGCGATGCCAGCAACTGCTCCATCTGCGTTACACGCTGTTCCAGTTCGGTCTTCTGCCGAACCGTGGCGTTGTACGAACCCTGAAGGGATCGCCACCTCTGAGCATAAGTCTCAGAGTTCTCATCTTCCCTGTCTGACGTGCCGGTAGTGTGCTCGTCTCCCGGCACCTGAGCAGCATTATCGTTCACATTCGCGTCAGCCGAGGGCGTGTCATCGCCAGAGTCAACGGTATCGTTTCCGGCCTCAGCGTTTCCGCTTGTGTCGGGATCACCGTTTAGCTGCTTGTACAACTCCTGTACGGCTTCGGATTGCTTACGAACTTGCTCTGGAATTGCCATGTTAATTGCTCCAATCTGTGAGCTTGATCAGTCGGCTCATATATCAGCCGCTAGGTTGGGGGCATCGGATGCGAACTTTACAAGTTCGCCAAGCACTTGGCATCTGCCCTGAAAGATACCAGTGTTGTCAACCACGCTGGGTAGACGACGGAGTTCCTGCATCTCCCATTCACGCAGCCAGTCCAGAAGGACTGGGAACTGCCGAACAGTAGCGCCGAACGCCTTTACTACTTGAGGGTCAGGTCGGATCATGCCGCCCTCCCGCTCACGCGGTTACTGACCGTGTTCCCTTCCATCCCACCTTTGGGAGCGCCGCTTGCGTCAGTCGGTGCCGGAGCGCTGGGCTGTGTTGATTGCATCTGAGCAACCGCACTTGCCGCAAGCGCTGCCTGCTGCTGGTCGTAAGCAGACTTCTCCCGAGACGGAACGACTTCGTCCACGGGCATTTGCAACCCTTTAGCCACTTCGCGGAGAATCGCGGCGCGGCCATCCTTACCAATGATTTCGATGTCGAACTGATTGGCGGTTGCGTTGAGGAACTCGATACGGCGCACGTTGACGGTCTCCTTGACCGCGAGGTTGATCGCACCCTTGGCGATCACTTCAACGTCACCCTTGATGGACTCATCAGGATCATAGCGCATGTTGTAGACGAACTGGCGCTCGACGATGGGCTTCACAATGTCGGAGTCGATGTGCATCACGACCTGACGAATGCCCTTACCGGCGGCACCCATGAGCATGGATAGACCAGACGATGTACGGCCAGCACCCTGCACGTTGAGATCGCCGTAGACGTAGGCAGGAATACCCGAGTGGTCGTCGGCCAGACGGCTGAACTTCTCGTACACAGCCATCAGTTCGGAAGCGCGGGACTCAGGCTGTGTGAAGCGGATCGCTGGCGAGGACGAGCCGACAGGGTCGTTGACTGTCTGCCAGATTTTCCATGGTGAGAGCTGAGTGATGTCCTCGTTCGCCGGGATGCGGTCGAGGTTGATCTCGACCTGCGGACCAGAGGCGATCCCCATGTTGTTGACCAGTGCGCGGGCAGCCGCGTTGCAGACGCCTTGGAGGTCTTCGATGATCTCGGGAATACCCTTACCCCAGAGCGCGCCGGGGCACTTGATGAAGCTGGTCTTGGCGTAGGGCTTCTGCCCCAGCGGGTCGTAGTTGAGCACCGCCTTGATGACGTAGTTACCTACCAGCCAGACGTTGGCATCATACTCGCGGGCTGGATCGGGGACATCATCCTCGGTCATACCCCACTCGATGAGCATCTTACCGCTGACCTTGCCCCAGAACTCAAGGGCATCGTACTCGGTCGTCGGACGCATGTAGCTGTAGAACTTGCGCTCTTCCTCGTCCTTCTGGAGTTCAACGTCCTCGCTGATCCACGATGAGCCGTTGCCGATCTCAAGGACCTTACGGATCGCATCGTCGTCGTAACCGGGTACGCCGATAAGCTCAGACAACTCGGTACGTGACAGACGGTGGTGCTCGAAGAGGTAACCCTCGTGGAGGGAGCCAATGCCGGGTTCTGGATAGATGCGGAACGGATCGACGCGCTCGTATTCAGGACCAAGCCGCTCAATCGGTTCGACCTGCGTGCGACCATCGGGCGATGTCTTCCAACCCAGCGCCCTCTGCCGACGAACAATCGGACCTTTGATGAACGCAGCCGGGTACGTCACGAGATCGGTGATGAAATCGTTGAACGCTGTATCCCAGCCACCTTGCAGGAACTGATCCTGAATCTTGATCTTCATCCGGTCAGCGCGGTTCTGCGACTGCTGGAGGACACTGAAGCGATAGTCCTGACTGACCATCTCCTTGATCTCAGCCATCTGCGCGACAGTCGGTGCCTGCCCCGAGTTCTGGACGATCTCAAGAATCTTCTCAGCGAAGATGGCCTGCACCTCGCGGGACTGCGTAGGCGACAGATCAGGGATAGGAGTGGGGTCCAAATCCCAAGGGGGCGAACCGTTGTCGAGGAGAATGTCACGTAGCCAGCTCTCGGCGGCACGGCACTTTACCTCGGTGATCATCATGTAGATTTCAGAGCCGCCTTGGCTCCTGATCTGCTGAAGCTTGTTTGCCTCGTACTCACCGTTGCGCTGGCGCATGGCCCGGAGCATGATCTGCTCAATGGGGCGCTTGGCCATCTCAGCCACATCCCAGCACTGCCGAAGGTAACCTGTCAGGCCGAGGATGACCGGCTGGTTTTGCCGCTCTTGGAGCGCACGGTCGGACGCTTCCTTCTCTTGACGAGCAAGGTCTTCGTTGCTGACAACACGGAGGAAGGTAAGACCGGCCATTACTTATCCCAGTACGAGCACGTATTGTAGTTGGTCCGAGCTTCGTCCATTTCTTCCAGAAGGTCCATGGCGCGCTTGGGCGGCGTGCCCTGATTGACCATCTGTGCTGCCTTGCGGAGCATATCCGGGCGCGTGATGGTCTTGTCTTTGCGGAAGTTCTCCTGCTGCATCACGCCCTTCTTATAGAGCATACCGCCGGTAACGAGCTTGGGTTCGAGCGGGACTTCCTTGCCACCATTCTTCGTCGGAACCCACTCGCTGCGCGGCTGCTTTGCCGTGATGCCAGAGGTGTCCATCTTCGGATTAGTCGAGTAGATAGCCATGGCACGATCCCAAATAGAAGATGTTTGGGACAAATTAGCATGACGTGCGCAAGCGCGCAACAAGCTTCACACACGATACCTACGTTTGTACGGCTGCAACCGTCGAATGCGTAGCAGCAACCGCCAATCTCGGGTCGCACCACCTCCGCCGCCCGTAACCGTCGCTGAGTAGAATATGTTGGTGTTGGTCAGGATATCCGGAGTGAGTGTGATCGCACCCGGCGCAACAGTAGGTGTAAAGAAGCTATTGGGGTTGATGTACAGCGGCGGTGTAAGGGTGACCGCTCCGCGCCCAATGGTGGGTGTGAAGAAGGTATTGCTGTTGGTGAACAGCGCAGGCGTGAGCGTAATTGCGCCGCGCGTGACCGTGGGTGTGTAGAAGGTATTGCTGTTGGTGAACAGCGAGGGCAGCAGGGTCTGCGTCGAAGGCCCGCTTGCCGCCCTATCGGCGGAAAACGGTAGCTCAGAGAATGAGCCTACGCTAAACACGGCCTAGCTCCAGATGGCGGTTTTAAGCCTCATGCAGGCGGGTCTTCGGGCGGTGGCTCCGTCTCGGGCACGAGATCGTCGCGGTGAATGCCCGGTACAGGGTCACCGTCCAACCAGTAGCGAGTACCTTCAGAATCGACCCAGATCGCCATTAGGACCAGTTCCCTACTGTTGCGGTAGCCGTGGGGGCCACGCGGCGAATGAGGAGGTAGCTACCCGGCTGCACGGTAGCCGCAGTCCCGGTATTCACCAGAGAGATCGACGGGATAAGCGTCCCCGCCGTAGTGACATCAAACGCGCCGTGTATGCGAGACGCGAGAGCCGTGCCCGTCCCCACGATCTGAAGGGGCGTGATGTTGCCTATCGTTCCCTGTACGCCGAAACCATTCAGCGCGACAGGGGCGCCGGGGGTGGTGTTATCGACGCCAACGGACTGCATGAGTGAGCGCGCCGCAGCACCGATGCTGGCAGTCCCCGCACCCTGAAGGTTAAACGCTACGTTGCCGCTCGTGGCCGACATGCCCGTAATATACAGCATGAGTTCGAACACATAGGTGCCCGTGACCAAGGTCAATGCGCCATTGGTCGAGCCGTTGAAAATCTTCTGAACCGTCCCTGCGGTGTTGTTTAGCGCATACGCAGATTGCGTCATTGTGAACGAGGAGCCAAGGACCGCAGAGGCTGTGACTTGGTACTGGACCCCAGCTTCCTCAGCCAGCATCAATTCGGTGCCCACGAGGTAGGTCTTGGCGCTGCGGTCGGCCAGATCAATAACAGCCTTAGCCGAGGGGTACGTCACGAACACGTTGGACGTGCCAGTCAGGCTGATCGCCGCGCCTGCCGCGCTGGAGGCGAGGATCGTGGTGCGCGCGAGTGTGGTGCCCGCTGCGGTATACGTGCCGACACCCACCTCCCACGCCGATCCGCTGGTGATCGTGTAGTAGGTCGTGTTGCCTGTGCCGATCACCGCAAACGACTGGAAGCCACTCACCGCGCCAGCAAGCGTGATCGTGCCGGTGCCGGTGGTGGTGGTCGTTTCCTGTACGCGATCCGCGAGAACCAAGGGCATCTCAGGTAATCCCTACAGCGTGAAGATACCCGAGGCGTTCCACGTAATCGTGATGTCGCCGCCGTTCGGCGTCACCGGAAGACCAGTCACGGACGTGTCGATGTAGGCCACGAGGGGCGACGTGCCCGCCGTACCCGTGTCGATCCAGATGATCAGCGCCTCGACCGAGTTACCCGTGACCGCCGTGAACGTCACGTCCGCGCCGTCGAAGGTGCCGTTCGTGAACGTCTTGCTGCCGATGGTCTGCGGCGTACCAATCGAGGAACCGGAAGCCGAGGTCCAGAACTGGTGCGCAGAACTGTAGGTATACGTACCCGTGTCGATCAGGGCCACCTTGACGGTGCCTGCTGACAGGTTGTTGTTCGCCGTGAACTGGAGGAGCTGCTCCTTCCACTTCGGGTAGAGTGCGTTGGCCATGAGTTAGGCTCCGATGGCCGACTTCAGGGCCGCTACCTTCTGCTCATACCCAGCTTCTGCTTCAGCGATGTCCTGCTCGCGCTTCAGGAGCGCTTGCTCTGCCTTGGCCAGTTGCTCTGCTTTGGCCAGTAGCCCGCTGGCGTCATTATCGAGGCTGTCGCTGCGCTGCTTGAGGTACGCCTCAACGGCCTTGGCCCGGTCTTCCACCAGCTTGGACTCATCGCGGAGCGCTGCGGCATCACGATCCAGCTTCTTGGTGCGCGCGTCGAGCTTCGCTTCGGCTTCGTCAAGCTCTGCCTTGCGGCGATCAGCGGCGGCACTGGCCGAAGCGAGTTTGGTTTCCGCCCTGCGGACCTTCTCTTCCTTGGCGTTCAGTTCGCCGTACCGGACATCGAGCGCTACGTTGACCTGCGCGACAGCCGCCTTGGCGTTCTCAAGTTCTTCCAACTTGGCCTGAAGTTCCGCAAGCTGCTGCGTGGCCTTAGCCGGATCAGAGAGAGCGGCCATCATACCAGCGAAGACCAAAGCCGCCGATGTGCTATCGTTATTCTGTGCCACCGCACGCCTCCGTTTGTTCATCTGCGCTGCTTGAAGAACATTCATATCAGCCTCGGAAGACGATAATTACGTTCACGTTGCTACCAGTACCACCGGTGATAACAGGTTTCAGGTAGATCGAAGCCAAGGACATTTCGGAAATTTCGTTGGCCGTGGCTGAAATCGCAGCACCCAGTGTATCGACCGCAGGAAGCCACGTCGTACCATCGTTGCTCTGTTCGAGCGTGATTGTGGCACCGCCGAACGTACCGGAAATCTGGATCGAGCCGACAAAACCGTAGCGATTTCGTACGAGATAGGGGGTGCAGGTGTCCCCAGCCGCAATGCCCATCCACCGCACACTAGGTACGCCATCGGGTGAACCGACCATAGTGATAGCCGAGGTAATTGTAGGCATGTGTGAACCCCAAAGTCCTATGACCTTGCAAGTCTACCATGCCGAGCGCGCCACTGCAACACGCAAAAAATCCCCCGGATCAGGTAGGGGAGTGATCCGAGGGACGAGGAGTAGGGAGAGTAACGACTGTCCGAGTTATGTATCACGTCCATCCGGCGGATGACAAGGCTTTAATCTCGCGGCGCTGCGCAAGCTGCCCCGCCTCACCCCCGCTGTGCAGGTGGAGGCACAGGTACTGCAAGGCTTCGGCAACGTGGCTGTGCTTGTTCTTGTCGATGGCCCCATCGGTCTTGGGCTTGTAGCGGTAGCCGCCCATCATGGCAGCCTTGAGCGCCGTGCAGCGCGGATCGAGTAGGAACCCCGGATCGCCGTCCACCTGCCGCATGAGGTAGTCATCGACCGCGTTGATCCGCGCCGAGATGCTGTTGGTCTTGGCCGGGATGACCTTGAACCCCTCCGCTTTGATAATATCCACGGCACTGCGCTCGTCGGTCTGCGCTCGCTGGACACCCGCAGGGTCGGTCACGATGAGCACCGGGCACCCACTGAACCTCTCGAAGATGAGTGGTTTGAGCACCGTGCGCATGAACCTCTGGATGCCCATGTCGAAGCTGACAGCCTCAGCGAGGATGAGCGCTCGCCCCCTCGGGTCCTGCTGCCCGATGACCGCCGCAGGTGTGAGACCCAAGTCGATCCCTACGATGATGGGCCGCATCCCGTTGACGATGGCCCGGACAGGCTGCTTGGCCATGTGGTAGTCAGGCCGGAAGTATTTGTACACCGGCTGGCCAGCGCTGGACAGGCCGTAGTCGCCGTCGATGAAGACCCGGATGTACTCTTCCGACCGACCCTGCGTGTCGTAGTACCCTTCGGGCAAGTTCTCGATATTCTCGGCGTAGGGGCTGCGACCCGAGGGCTGTTTGAACACATCCCAGCCGTTGTCGTTGGGCGACACGCCGTCCTTGGGGTCGAGGTGTTCTAGCTGGTAAAACCACCAAGTATCCATCGTGGGCGGGTTGGTATCACCCCACATCCCATGCCACGTCGGACCGCCATCCTTGGCAGACGGAAAACGACCGACACGTTTGGACATGGCATCCACGATGTCAGGGTGAATATCCCGGCACTCGTTGAACCACGCGAAGGTAAGTTCCAGTGAGTTCAGGTTGGCCACGTCGTCGGCATCATCGAGCGCACGGAACATGATCTCGCACTCAACGTCACCCACCTTGAAGAAGTAGGTCTTCTTGGTCCGCAGCCACACCCCGCACTGCCCCGGCGGGAACCAGTCAAGGAAGGTTTTGATCGTGGTATCTTCGAGCTGCCTTGCCGTCTCGCGCACCACAGCCGCCCGCGTGCGGCGGATGCCCCGGTCATTGGGTGCCTGCATGGACGCACGCCGCACGATCTCGAAGCAGCAGGTCACGGATTTGCCAGACCCTACTGGGCCTAGGAGCACGCGCATCTTGGCGTTGCTCTCCATGAACCGCTTGCCCGTAGGCGGCGGCGTGTAGTTGATCTCGATGGCCATGTCAGTGTTTTATCCGGCCTTGCTCGTACTCTTCACGCTTGTCCATGGCATGATGCACCCAGATGCCGGGGTCTTCGTCGTCCTCGGTCGGGCTGCACCAGCAGTCGGGATCAGCGTCGTGATCCCGCAGGTCGCCTACAGGTACGATGTGGAAGTGCTGCTCGTCGTCAAACTCGTAGACCATCGCTGATATCCAGTCGAAGACCATGTCATGCGTCCAGCAAGAGTACCATGAACTCTCGACCGCGCTTCTTGGTGATGTTGATCTTGGTTCTGAACGACTGACCTGCTTCGGTCAGTCTCTCCTCAAGGAGCTTGACGGCCTGCGATGTCCGGACCCGGTAGCACTTGTAGCCGTCGTGCTCCTCAATCATCGTCATCTCCATCGGAGTGATCTTCGGAACTGTTCTCAACCACGCGGGCGGTCGCGTCAATGACTTTCATATCGGACGGCGATGACCCAAGGTTGATCATGATCTTGACCCCGCCGCCACCGGCGGCACTGTCATCGGTGTTCTTCGGCTCCAGACCGGCCCACTTCACCGTGCTCTTGATCAGGTCGGCCTTCACGGCGGGGGACACTGCGGGGTCGTGGATCAACATGTAACTTGTCGTCAGGAGTTCTTCCGCCTGTGCCCGAGCTTTGAGTCGGAACGTCAGACCCTTCTCACGCACCTCCTCGCGGTATGCCTCCACACGTTTGAGGAAGACCTTGTCCCGGTTGAAAACCAAGAGGTCATTGGCGTCGATCCGGTGCCGATCCTTGATCTCGTCGAGCGTCTCACCCGAACCCTCAAGGCACAGGGCTATGTCGAACGCGAGGCGGTCGGTCCACTTGGTCAGGTGAAGAGGGAGGCTGTCCATGCTGATAGGGTAGCATCTGGGAGCGAGGACTACAAGGGGGATCGTAACTTTACACGTTGGTTTTTGGGCGGGGAAATTTTTGGGAGAGGCTAACTTTACGCGGGTATGGCGTAACTTTACGTGGGTATGGCGTAACTTTACACGTTGGTTTTTGGGGTCTCGCGTTGTGCGGTTTACTACACTACGGGGGGCGTGCGTTTGCGCAGTCCATGTGCCCCCCGGTCGGCCTGCCTGCGCGCCGGATTGCGCCCGCTTGAAGCCGCGCGCATAGGCCCCGGATTTGCGGGTAACTTTACATTCAGGTCAGGTTCTGCCATAAAGATGAGGCCAAAGCGGAGGACGCTGCGGCAGGGATCGGGACCTTAAGCCCCTCTCCCGATTCTTTGACATCGTTGGGGCACGTGGAGTTAATCCTATGAAGCGTGCAAACAAGACGGACCTCGTGTGGCTCTCGGTTGACCTTGAGTCGCTCCCTGCGGACCTTCAGCGCAAGTTTTCGGCACACCGCAAGGCTGCCGATGAAGCGCAGAACGCTAAGCGGGCTTTCGAAGCGGCATTCATCGCCGCCGCTCGCAAGGGTAAAAAGGTCGGCGCAAGCGAGAGCTTCGCTTTCGGATATCGTTTCGGAAAGCTGGCAATCGCGGTCGTCGAGGACAAGCCGGAAACTGCCCCCAAGGCAGCCAAGGCAGGGTTCTCCCTCTAACCCCCAAACTGGGAGGCTGGTTCGCCAGCCTCCCAACCTTTTGGAGACTGTACATGCTACTCATACGTTATGGCCTGATCCGCCAGCGGTCGATCCTCGGTCGCTTGTTGATGCAGTTGCCTCGTCGCCGGTTCTACATCACGAACGCGCGACTCGGGCATGACACCACCACGTACATAACTATACACTTCAAGCGGAGGCAACGCTGATGCGCTGGTCTGTCCCCATTGCGGATAACGACAACGAACCCTTATTACCTTACCCCGTCAGTTTCGGCTGACGGGGTTTCTTTACGTCTGCTGCGCAGCCGGTTTTCTGTCGTCGCTCCGCTCCTCCCATACGTCGGGGGTTTATACCATACAGCGGGCCTGAACGCGCGTATTACTGTACATAAGGGGGGTATATCGTTCTGTAACTATACACTGTAAAAATATATTAATCCTGATAAATCAGTGGGTTATATGTATAACCTTACAGTGTAAAGCCACGGGATAATATATTGGTCGATATTGTGCTAGGTTTCACATCGAGAAGCCCACTTTACACGCTTTATAGTAAAGTTATTGGGATTTCGCTGGGAAACCAAGGGGTTAGCCACTGAGACAATGATCGTAGAAGATATAAAAGATATAAAAGATATACAAAAAAAGGAATAATCTTTAGTTTTTATAGGTTCATCACGCGCGAGCAAACTTTACAGTGTAAAACTAACCAAATCGGCCCATAAAATAACCCCCCAAACCAAAAGATTATTTTTCGCAGATAGATTATATCTTTTGCATCCCCCAAAAATTATCCATTCAAGACAACAACTTACGCCGAGACTCCATGTAAAGTATGTAAAGTTGTAAATGATATAGTCGTGGTAAAGTTACAAAAAATAGATTGTGTCAACTTGTCGAAAAAACCGAACGAAATCAAGGGTTTGCCCCCGAACTTGACAAGCCGCCGCCGGGTTGGTAGACTTGCGGCTCGGTTCGAGGTTGGTTAATTATACACACCCTCCTTTAACCGATATGGCTAACTATACATGGAGCGATGAGCATGTCTCGGACCAAGTTTACCTCGTTTGCTGACCTCAAGGGTACCTATACGCCTTCCAAGGCCCTCTCTGTGGTACCTCGTCGTCGTCATTACCTTACACCCTCTGATGCTGTGTATGACTTCGCTGTAGGTCATGACTTCATCGTGACCGATCCTCAGTCGCCTTTCCATGGCTGCTTTGTGTCAAGTCTCGATGCCAGCACCCTTAAGCGTCATGGCTACACCGCTGTCGATATCAGCTACAATAACAACCTCAATGTGGAAGTCAGCCTGTGACCCCTATGGAACGCACTATCGAACTGAGCATCGACGCTGATACCTACGTCGAGATTGCTGAGATCACTGGCAACGCTGAACTGTTCAAGGCCATAGGCTACCTGTCTCAGTGGAACATGAACCACCGTAAAGTCCGGATCATAGCGGGACTTTACAGCGGAAACCCTGAGCTGACCGCTACCTACTGGAAGTACGATCACAACGATCCTCAACCCATTACCTACCAGATCGGCGCTGTCTGGCACGGTGACCACTTTGGCTTCCACTCCTGACACTACCAAGCCGAAACGGGACTTTACATCCCGTCCACTGGAGTGGTTCTCCAGTGCTGATGAGGCAGCCACCTTATGAAAGCGAAGTCTATGACGGATAAGATCACAGTCACCTCTGGCTGGAAAGCACGTCAGTACGTGCAGAAGCTCCAGCCTTTCCGGAACAACGCTACCGGGGGTAAAGGCCCCAAGAACGCCTCTCTTTGGGGGGAACGGATCACCGGTGATCTCTACGTGGTTTATAGCTATGGCCGTCACTGGCCGCTGTGGATGAACTGGAAAGGTATCTGGTTCGGCAACATCGACAAGCACAGCCGCACCACATCCAAGCACTTCTCTCAGACACATCCCCATGTCGCTTATGTACC